CCCGGTCTGGAAGTCGTACGTTTGGCGCTCGTAGGGCTTGTCAACGCCGTTCTTGGGCCACGGGAGAGTCTGGAGCTTCCCGGGTGCCCCAAAGTAGAGACTAGGCACCTGCCGACTAGCTCTGGCCATCTCGCTTACCCCCTACGTCCCGAGCCAGCGAACTGGTTCTGTCGCTCGCCCTCCTTGGCGGCGGCCGCAACCTGCTTCGGCGCGCCGGTAACAGCGTCGATCGTAAAGCGCACCAGCGTCCCCTGATCAACCTTCAGCTCATACGGGCCGTAGTCCTGGATGCCGCCGTCGCTGAGTGCCGCGTTGGCCCGCGCTTCGGGGAGCGTCGGGATCGAGGCAATCGCCATCGTCGCCGACGCCGGGAGCGAGAGCGTCGGCTGGATCACCGTGTTAGCCAACGCCTTGGACGCTCGCGCGACGTCGAGCATCTTGGCCTGGATGCCCGCGATCAGGCCGAGGCCAATCATCTCGCCGGACCACTTGAACTCGCGCGACGGCGAGAAGATCGACAGCGCGCTGTTGAACGCGTCCTTGGCGCGCTGGCCGAGACCCCGGACGAAGTTGATGACGCGATCCGCGCCGTTCTGGATCCCGTTCCAAAGACCATCGATGATCGCCTTGCCGGAGTTGTAGAGCAGGGATCCCAGGTTCCCGAGGGCACCCCGGAGTCGGCCGGGCAGACCGCGCAGCCAGTTGACTGCCGACATCGCGCCGTTCACCACCGCGCTCCGGAAGCTGTTCCAAGCCGAGGTGGCGACCGACCGGATCATCCCGCCCAGCGCGCGGATCGCGGACACCGTCCGGCCCGGCAGGCTCCGGGCGAAGCTGATCATGGAGGCGATCCCGTTGACCGTCGCAGAGTACGCCGCATTCCAGCCGTTGCGGATCGCGTTGCCGATGTAGGATCCGGCCGCCTTGATGGCGTTCCAGATCATCCCCGGCAGGTTCCGGGCGAACGTGATGACCGCGTTGATGCCGGCAACTGTTGCGGCGTAAGCGGAATCCCACGCGCTCTTCAGCGCGCCGCCGACGATCGGTGCGAGCCGCTGGACCGCGCGCACGATGTCGCCGGGGAGCTTGGTGAAGATGCCAACGACGAGGCCGATCGAGAAGGCGACCGCCGTCACGAGGCCGGTCAACGCGCCCTTGATCGCTGCCAGCAGCAGCCCGGGCAACGCGGCCAGCCCGGCGAGGATCCGGCCCGGAAGCGCGGCGAAGAAGCTGACGATTGAGGATCCGACTGTACTGAGAACGTTCCCGATCGCCGAGAAGGCTTTGCTGAAGAAGCCACCGATGCCGCTCAGCGCGGAGCTGATCGTCCCCGGCAGGTTCTTGAAGATCCCGACTACCGGCTCAACAAATCCGCCGATCGCACCGAACGCGCCGCTGATCGCGGAGCCGAACGCCTTGAGTGCACCGCCGACCTTGGACGGCAGGCTTCCGATCGAGCCGGTGACCCGCGCCACGGCAGTCCACACGCGCAGGAAGGTCTTCTCGATCTGCCCCGATACCACGATGAGCTGGATGAAGACCTTCACCAGCGTCGGGATGTACGGGATGAGTTCCTTGAGGGCGGTACCAAGGTTATCGGCCATCACCTGAGCGAACTCGATCGCGACCGGGATGAAGCCCTGGAGCGCCTTGATCAGCGACGGCATACTCTCGACGAATGCCTGAGCGAACACCGTCGCCACCTGAGTCAGCACGGGGATCAGAGGCGCAAACGCCTGCCCTAGCTGGACTCCCGCGTCGGCGGCGAGCGGGAGCACCTGAGCGAATGCGTCGACTGCAGGCTGGAGCGCCTGGAACGCGCCGAGCAGCCCCTTGGATAGCTGGCCGATGACCGGGCCAAGCGTGTTCGCGAGGTCCTGCAGGATGATGGCTGCCATCTTGGCGAGCAACGTGATGAGCTCAGCCGCCGGAGCGAGCAGCGGCGTGATCGCGACAAGGACCGACGCGAGAGCGTTAGCCAACGGGGCCAGTGCCGGAGCGAGCGCCTGGACCACCTGAAGGAGTGCCGGGCCGAGCACCGACGTCAGCTGAATGATGGCCGGTCCGAGCGCCTTAGCGAGCGCCGAGGCTGCCGTGGTGATGATCGGGCCGATCGGCCGCGCTACCGAGGCAATCGCGGAGAAGATACTCTGCAACGCCGCCGCGCCGTCCGCGCTCTTGAGGAACGCGGCCACCTGGCCGGTGACCCCGGCGAGCGTGTTGAGCAGGCCGCCACCCGCCGACTGTGCAGCATTCACCACCGACACGAAGATTGAGCCGACGTTCTTCAGCAGCGTCCCGAGCGTCGAGAGCGTCGACAGCGCGGTCTCGATCCATGTCTGTAGCTGACCGCTCGAAGCGATCAGGTGCAGCCAGTCGGCGAATCGCGTTGCTACCCAACCGGTTTCAGCCGCCATCTGGTTCATCAGCGGCAGACCGACCTTGCCTACCTCGCGGAGGCCTTCCAGGATCGGCACAAGGCTCGGCGTCACCAGGAGGAGATCCTGCCGGAAGGCACGGACCGCCTCCGCCACGAAGGCAACCGATTGTCCACTCTTGGCGAACCCGATCACGTTCCCGGCGACCGTACCGAAGTCTCCAGCCAGGCCCTGCAGGTCCGCCTTGAAGGCGTTGAGGATGTTGATGAGCGCCGGCATCTGCTTGGCCAGGCCGCTCGATTGGAAGAAGGCCTCCTGGATACCCCGCCCGTACGCCTGCAGTGCGGGAGCAGCACTCTGTACCGACTTGGCGAATGCGGCCGCCGAGGGCGAGAGATCCTTCAGCTTCTGGTTGAACTGATCGGCCTTCTTGGGGTCGAACGCGAGCTTCAGCGCGTCACCGACGCCGTTGAATGCCGCCTTAAGAACGCCAACCGAGACGATGATCCCGGTGATGGTGCCCGGGATCGCTGCCGCTAGCGAGCCGATCGAGGCGAGCTGTGGAATGATCCCGAGGAGCTGGATCCCGAGGTTCGCCGCCCCCACAGCCGCCTCGGAGAAGAGGCCAGCCAGCGCCGCCTTCTTCCCGATCGCCCCAAGGACTCCGAGCGTCTTGGTGAGCCCCTTGAGACTCTTATCGCTGTCCTTGGAGTTCTTAGAGAGCTTGTCGATGTCCTCGGAAGCGCGCTCGGTAGCGCCGTGCCCGTCATAGTCGAGAACAATCTTGCCGTGCGCGGTCCCGAGGTCATACGACATAGCTAGCCAGCCTTCCGGTACTGCCTCGTGCTCGGAATCCAGCGCCGGACTACCTGGCGCTGTTTGGCGTCGGCCTGCTCCTGCGACTTGGCCCCGTGTACCGCCTCGGCGACGGCGGCGTCAAAGGAGTTGCCCCACAGGACGACAGCGGCGTTGAACGCGTAGGCTGTGAACGGATCGCGGATCCCAATCACCTCAGCGGGTGGGACCTTCATCGATTTGCTCATAGCCCAACAGCTCGCGAGCGAATCAGGATTGCGGACGAAAGGAGTCGAGCTTCGCCAGACCCCCGAGAGCGCGGTTCATGATAGCGATCCGGTCCACGATGTCGATGGAGTCAACGTAGATCCGGTCCGGCTTGCGGGTCTCGCCTTCCGCCGGGAGCGGCCAGATCTGCGGGGCCACGACGACCATCGGGGTGATGATGTTGCAGACCTCGACCACGGTCTTGATCGTGTCCGCGTCGGGCATCTCCGCCTCGGCCTTAGGCGGCTGCCCCTCGGACTTCGCGATCACCTCGCCGACCACCCCCGGCAGCCGCGTGACGCGGTCCAGGATGCCGGTCTCGGCCACCTTGTCCAGCTCCAGGCTCTTGAGCCGGCATAGCTGGCCGGACGGCACCCGGAAGTCGTACTCACCTGCGGCCCAAGACGTTGCGGCGTAACGGTTCTTGGGCTGCTGCTCCGTCTGGAAGGTAGGAATGTTGGTCTGAGTGGTGAGTTGGCGCTCGCGGCGCTCCGCCTCTTCGGCCTCGGCCAGCTGACGCTTCAGGTCTTCCACACTCGGCATCTCGTGCTCCTCTGTGGGTGTTGCTCGGATTTGGTTGACCGCCCTGGGTTTTTGACGCCCAGGGCGGCCAGTAGAGCGTACTTGGTCAGGCGATGTCGGTGGCGGTCTCGTTCGCGACCATGGCCCAGACCTTGCCGACGTCGGCCGCCGTCAGGGTGGCGATCGCGTTGCCCTCCGCGTGCGAGACCCAGAAGTCCTGGTCCTGCAGCGTGCCGGAGATCTGCGTCGCCTTCGCCCGGTAGAAGACCAGGTGGTGGTCGCCGCCGGACTCCGACATGGACTGTCCCTCCATGAAGAAGTCCGGGTAGGCGTCGGTGCCCATCCGCGTCCAGGTCTTCACGATAGACGGGGTGACGCCGGTGGAGGCGACCGCACCGCCCGCGATGACCGTGTAGGCCTCGAAGCTGATGCCGCCGGACTCCAGCGTCCAGTCCACGCTGTCGATCATGACGCGCTGCGCCACCGTCGAGTCGTCGCCGCGCAGCGACTGGCTGGACGTCGACTCCTGGAACTCCAGCGACTGACCGGCCGGCAGGTCCACGAGCGTGCCCTTGACCCCGGCGCTGTCGAGCGTCGCCACCTTCACATCCCGGAGGCCGTACGGCAACCGGTTGGTAGAGAGCGCCATACCTCAGTCCTTTCTGCTCTCAAGCTCTCGGTACCGCTTGGTTCCGAGGTATTGCCCTGTGCTGGAGTCGAATCGGTGGAGCACCAGCACCCCTGGCTCTGCACCGCAGCGACGGCTCCGGCACTTCACCTCCAGCTCCGCACCGCCGACGAGCAACCCGTAGAGATTGCCTGCGGGGCAACGGAGTTCCGCTACTTCAGCTTGACGACCCTGTAAGCGGGATCCGTAACCAGTTCGTCCGCGACCCCGGGCGTCACCTCGGACATCGGGATCAGCATCCGGCCCTTGTGCTTCCCGCTCTCGCGCCGCTCCCACACCATGTCCTTGTCCGGGATCGACTCCCATCCGGCGTTCTTGGCCTGAGCCGGGGTGATGGTGTGGGAGACCAGGAACTCGGTCCCGTAGGTGGGGTCACCCTTGTACTCCAGGTACTCCGTACCGTCGGCCGCCGCGTCCGGCGCGGAGGTCTTGTTGTCGCTGTCCGGCTGCGTCATGCCGTTACTCCGATCACTTGCCAGCTGCTGAATTTGTAGTTGGTTCCGTACACCTCATCCTCTTGGTCACCCGAGTGGTTGAGGTAGTCGCATTGGGTGATGCGGCCGTCCGGCCCTACGTAGTCGAGCAGGCCGGTGAGGCGAGCGTATACGCCACCTCCGGAGTAGGGATTACCCAGAAGCTCCTCGATCCGGCTGTAATCGCCACGCTCATCGTGGACGTCCACCCGGAGCTGATTGAGCCAGCGGCCGGACGAGGACGGGACCGGAGCGATCCAGCGAAGGACGACAAACGGCTTGAGCGGTTGGTCAATCACCGCTCCGGCCTCATACCAGCGCTCGGCCGGGACGATCGCTGTCAGGCTAGCGTCAGCGGTCAGCGCGGTGTACATCGTCTTACGCACCAGCGCCACCTCCTCCAACCTGCTTATCGAGCCGGTCCATTAGCTTGGTGAGGAAGGCCATGACCTTGGGCGAGTAGATCGCGATTGCCGGCTGGATTACCGGCCGCGCCCGCATGTACCGCGTCCCGCGCTCCAAGTAGATCCCATAGTCCACCGAGTGCGACAGGATGATCGCGTACAAGCCCTTGCCCAGCTTGGCTGCCCGCGCCGTAAGGCCGTTCCGGGCGTTGGACGTCCGGTCGTGCCACGGGGCGTTGTGCTTCATCCAGCGCTCAACCGGACCATCCCAGTACTTCGCGACGCCAAATAGCGCGCGCTCGATCTTGGTGTCCAGGTGCTTGACGTTCTTGAACACCGTCGTATCGAGGGAGAAGCCGCTAACTGCCAAGGTAAGCGACCTCCCCTTTGGTCTGGTAGCTCCGGTTGCGGTTGATGAACACGATCTGGTAGCGATCGCCGTTCAGCTCGAAGTAGTCCCAGCGCTGTAGGTCCGCGTCGAACGGGCCCATCAGCATGTACTGCGGGAACACCTGCTTGCCATTGGCGTCGTACCGCTCCGTTGAGCCGTCCTGCAACGGGATCAGCCGGAGCCGTTGGAGGCCACCGACCGGAGCCGGAGCCGCTGTCTTGTAACCACCGGAGCCGTTCGGCGTCCGGGTAGCGCGCATGATCTGTAGCTCCAGCGGGTCCGCCTCGATGAACTCCGCCGTCAAGCGGCGCTGTGTCCGCAACTCCGCCGAGATGGTCATCGCCGCGTGATCCGCCTAATCCGAACGCCAGGCGACGTTGCCTGATCGGCCTCGACGGCATCCCGGAATACCTTGGCCATGTTGAGGGCTTTGGTCTGGAGATCGCCAAGCGACCGCGAGGAGCCGGACTCGCTCACGTTCACGAGTTCCGCTGCTGCGGCCGCTTTCTGGGTCCAGATGGCCGCTGCAGCGCTATTAGCGCTCGGCGCAGAGTCGAGGATGCCTCCGAGTTCCGCATCGGTATACGTGGTCTCGTCGGGCTCCGCGATCAGGAGCCGGAACGCCGCGACGTCATCAGCTGTGGCCATCACCCCTCCTTACGGCGAGAGCGCCGCACCCGACCGATTTCAGCGATCAGGTACGGCGCTCTCATCAGTCACGCTGCCGCGTCGTCGGCTTCCAGCCGCTTGACCTTCTCGGCCTTGTTGCCGCCGGTCGGGAGTCCCCGCGCCTGCAGCTCCTCGTCCAGCTCCGCGCTAGTGCGCTCAGCGTACGGCCGGGTGTCCTCCACGTCCTCGTCCTCGTCCGAGACACCCTCGGCCTCGTCGAGGGCGGCCAGCTCCGCGAGGAGCTGGTCCCGGCGCGACGCCCGGGCCTCGCCGGTCAGCAGCGGCTGCTCGCGCAGGCCGGTGCCGTCGCCGTAGGCCAGGTCGGCGTAGTCGTCGTCCGACGTGCCGTGCATCGCGTGCGCCCGCTCGATCAGGTCTCCCCGCGAGCGCTCGGTGAGGTAGCTGTACTCCTCCCGCGTCAGCGGGGTGGAGAGATCCACTTCTCGGCTCATCGATCAGACCTCCCTTACCAGACGTACGTGGCCGGCACGGTGTAAGCGCCGCCGGTCGCGTCGAGCTTCATGATGGCCGCCGCGCCGCGCTGCCGCACACCGGCACCGATGCCCCGGATGAAGTGCGAGTCGATCAGCGGGTAGGCGTTGTTGTTGCCCGGCTTGAGAACGAGGCCACGCAGCGCCGGGTTCTCGTCCTCGCGGATGCCGATGATGTTGAGCTGCGAGCTGTTGCCCGCCGTCGCTGCGGCGACCATGTACCCGGCCGGGATCGAGTTGTCGGTCACGATCAGGTACGGACCCCAGCTGCCGGCCACGTCCAGCCCCGCGAAGGAGTTGGGGGCGAGGCCACCGACCAGCGTGTAGCCGGGCGGAAGCATCAGCGTCATGTTCGACGACTGGGTGGGGATGAAGTCGTACAGCGAGGTGACGGTGGTCGCGCCGCCGGACACGAAGGTCTGGTTGCGGACGTACTTGACCACTGAGGCGTTCGCGTCGGCCGGGTTCATCAGGAAGATGACGTTGTAACCCTGGGACTTGGTGAACCCGTGCTCCTCGACGAGATGCGCGAGGTCCAGGAAGTCCTGC